CTCGGCCTTTTTTGGGGCTCCTCTCCTGGTCTAGTAGCGGGATCCGTCGCGGGTGTATCGGCCTTCGTCCTCGTACGTAAGCCATTCGCGCCAAAACTCGGCGCTCTGGTAGTATTCGCGTTCCCCTTCGATCAATCCGTCGACAACGTCACCAACGCGGCGCGCGGCCTCCTCGGTGAGTTCCTCGGCGGCGCTCTCGATGCGCTCGGCTATGTCGTTGTATGCGTCCCGCTCCTCTTGGGTGTCTGCAAAATATGCTTTTTCCTCGGCCTCTTCGTGGGCCTCCTGCAATGCAACGATACGCGCGGCGTACTCGTTCCAAGCGTCGCAAATGTCCATTGAATAACAGATGCCTGTGTGCTGCTGCTCGGCAACGCTCTGCCAACTGGCGGGATGGTACCAATACGTACCGCGCGCGGTGCCGTACCAACTGCACCCGGCGTCCTGGGCTATGTCGATAGGCTGCGACTTTTCCAGATCGCGGGCGGCGTCGATGATTTCGGATTCTGCAAAGTACGTTTGACTGCTCCACCAATTGGCGGGGTCGGTCTCCTCCTCGATGGCGTCCGAGATTGCGCGCGCTTGTGCCTCGGTGGTCAACTCGCCAAACCTGTACGCGGTCGCGGTGCTCGCGTGGCTGCTGGTGGTGACGGTGCGGTTTCCGTTGTCGTCGGTGGTGATGGTCAAATACTGGGCGTAACGGGTGGTCGTGATCATCTTTGGGGCTCCTTTGCTCCGTCGTTGGGTGTCTTCTGGTTGGTGCGGGCTATTTGACCTTTGCGCCTCCTCTCTTGAGCCATGCGCGGGTGCTCTTGTCGCCGCAAATTACTGTCACATTGCGGCGCCATATGCGGGCGTCCTCGATGGTTTCGAGCTCGCGGGCCTTGAGCACCACGCGCGCGGTCTTCGGGCTAATTGCTCCATCCCAGATGGCGGCGACGGTATAGGCCTTGCCGGCGTGCCTGATGCTGTGCGGGATGGTCACGGACTTGCGCGCGGGGCACTTCTCCACGATGGCGGTGCATTCAAATAGCCTGTAAGTGATTCCATTCTGGACAACGCGCGGGCACTTGCGAAACTTGGCGGGGATGGCCTCGGCGGTGCGAGGGGTCGCGGCGGTGATGATCGCGGCGGCTGCGAGGGCGAAAAACTGGAGGCGGGTTACGTTCTGCATGGTTCGGGCTCCTTTACTTAATAAAAATGGTGGCGGACATAAGCGCGGGGATGGTAAAGAGTGCGACGGCTGCGAGGGTGCCAAGCATGTTTCGGGCTCCGTTTCTGGTTTGTTTGGTGGTGGGAGTTACATCATTACGACGGCGCCGGCCTTCAAGTCTTCGAGGGCCGCGCGGGGCTCGCTGGTCCATGTGCGGGCGTCATATCGCCTATACGGGTAGGTCGTGCGCATGCCCTGCGGGCCCTGCTCGGTGCCGTGCTTAATGTATCCGTCTTCGAGGTATACGGCGCTGCGCGGGCTGGTCTCCATCCATCCATCCAGCGGGCGGCGCTCGTGGCGCGCGATGGCGTTTACCATGTCGTCAACCATTGCGCGCTGCTCGGCGGTGGCGGGGCGGATGCCTCGGATCTCCTCGCGGGCTACGTGGTAGGCGGCGAGATAATCGGCGGGGCTGTTGGTGGCTTCCTCGTAGGCGGTGCAAAGGGCCGCGGCGGCCTCGGTTGCGGTGTCGTGCAACTCCTCGATGAGGGCGTAACGCTCGTTCCTGTACTCCTCGCGCGCCTGATAGGTCTTAACCAGGAGGCGGCGGGTGTCCTCGGTGTCCCACTCCTCGCCCTCTGCGTTGGCGAGATCGCAACGAGTGATATAGTCTTCGAGCGCTCGAATACCCTTTTCCGTGCCACTGATGAGGCTTTCAAGCTCGGCGATACGCTCGCGCTTGGCCTCTATGCTCTGGTACTTCTTCATCTTTCCCGCTCCTCTCGGATGTTGCCGCTTCGCTTGTCTGCGGCTGGTGTGCGGCTCCTTGCCGCTCCTTGAGGTAAATAATATGAGTCTAGGGCGTCATATGACGCGGTAGCGCTATAAACTACACACATATAACACAATTGCGTCATACTTTCAGCGGGTAAAATCTTAGATGGGAGGTGATCGTGTGACTACATTAGAGGCACTGCGGGCGATGCTCGACGCCTCGGGCGTGTCTGCTTATCGTGCGGCGCTCGATATCGGGCGCGCGCCCACTTGCGTTAGCGGGATGCTGCGTCGTGGCTCGTGCCCAAATGCTGACCTATTGGCCAAAATAGCGGATGCATGCGGCTACGATCTCGCATTGCTGCCGCGCGACGGCGGCGCCTGCATTCGCATTGATGGCGCTCCTTAGCCTTGGCGCGCGCGGCTGGTCTGTTCTGCTTGGGGCTCGCTCCTTACGAGGGGCGGGCCTCTTCTCTTGCGTCGGGCGGCTCGGCTCCTCGGGCTCGGGCTGCCTCCTGGCTGCCGTGGCGCTGCTGCCGTGGCGCCGCTCGGGCTGCTCGGGCTCCTCGGGCTGCTCGGCCTCACGGCGCGCGCCGGCCGCGCTCGCTCGCTTGCTGGTGGCGTCCCACTCTGCGCGGCGCTCGCTTGTCTAGGCTCCTTTGGGTCTTCTGGTCTGCGCGGGTCGCCTGATCTTGTTAGAGCTCGCGCGCGGCTCTGGTCTTCGAGGCTTCGAGGCTTCGAGCGGGCGGCGCCTGCGCTGCGCTCCGTGGCGTGGCGCTGCTCGCTCGTTAGGCGCGCGGGGCTCCTCCTGGCTGGCTTGCGTCGTGCCGCTCATGTCGTTGCTCGGCGCCTCGCTTGCCGCTGCCGTGGCGCTCGGGCTCCTCGTGGTGCTCCTCGTGGTTGGCTCGGTGTGCATGTCGTTCTCTGATCACTTATATATAGGGCGTTCGGCTCGGGTGCCTGGTCTCGGCTTTCGTCCTCAGCTTTCGTCGTGGGCTGCTCGGGCTGGTGCTCGTGGCGCGCGGCCTGTCGTCGTCCTCGTGGCGTGGCGCTGCGCTCCTCGGGCTCGGGCTGCTCGCGCTGCCGCTTGCGTCGGCTGCCGCTGCTGTCCTCGCTCCTCGCTTGCGTGCCTTGCGTCGCCTGTCCTCGGCTGCCGGCTGCGCTCCTCGTGGCTTCGTCGTGGGCTCGTGCCGTGCCGCGCGCGGGCTCCTCGGGGCGCTCGGCTCGATGGATCGGCGCGCATTTTCGGACGGCGGGCGGCTTCTGCTCGGGCGCTCTGAAAGCATCAATAATTTAAGCATTTAGCATACCCCCCAGGGGTTTCGCGGGCTGCGAGCCCGTAGGGGAACGGCGGGGGGCAGATTAGATTTTACGCGAATTTGCCCAAAAAAGCGGTTTCAAAGACTAGTAGACCTAGTAATGAAAACTAGATAACATGTATATGAAAACCACTTTTAGGAGGTTTGACGGGAATGCACAAGCCAGCGCCGTGGCAGCGGCGGTTCTACAAGTCAAGGGCGTGGCAGGACTGCCGCAAGGCCGTCTGGGAGCGCCAGCACGGCCTCTGTGCCGACTGCATGGAGCGCGGGGAGCTGACGCCGATTGACGAGGTGCATCACCTGGTCGAACTGAACGAGTTCAACGTCACAGACCCCAAGGTGAGTCTTGATCCTGCGCGTTGCGTAGGCCTTTGCCGCAACTGCCACAACAAGCGCCACGACAAGGGCTACAAGAGCCAAGGCAACCCAACGAGGGTCTGGTTCGACGATGACGGCAGGCCGATGAAGAGGGGAGTGGAGCTGTGAGCGAGGAGTACATGCTGCTCGTGCCAGAGGTAAGACCAGCAATAGCGCGCACCAAGGAGCCCGTGACCGACGAGGACGGGTTCGTAACGCACCACGAGGTGAGGGAGCGCCCCTGCGGCGTCCACACCGTGCAGACAGGTCGCGGCGGCTGGGTATGCGAGTGGGAGGACGGCAGCACGAGCGTGGTGCCCTACGAGAACGTGAGGTTCATTGATGAGCTATAAGAAGGACGAGATCCGCAAGTCTCAGGCGTACATCGACATGGCAAAGACAGGCCGCTACGACCTGAGCGACCCGACCATCGAGTCGACCATCTGCCAGTACGCATGGCTGGACGACAAGATTGAGGAGTGCCGACGCATCCTCGACACCGAGGGCGTCATGGTCGAGGGGCTGCACGGCAAGGTGCAGAACCCCGCGCAGGGCTCGGTGAAGGCCTACATGCAGATGCAGAAGCTCGCGCTCGACCAGCTCAAGGCGCTGAGCACCACCGCGCCAGACAAGGGCGACGAGCTCGACGAGTTCCTGAGCGGCAGCGATGAGTAACAGGAAGGTGAAGGGCGTACTGTACCTCTGCGACGGCAAGGTGCCCGATTGCGAGAAGACCTACTGCGCTCATAACGGCATGGGAGATTGTCGGCATACCACACAGTTGGAGCACGCCATGCACAAGGACGTCGACGTGAGCACCTTCAAGACGATTCCAGTTGGTGAGGACGAGCTCATCCTCGTGGAGCCATACGATGCTGACTAGCGCCTACCACGGGTACATTGCCGACGTCCTCGCTGGGGCGTTCGTCACGTCGGGGAAGATCAAGAAGCTCTGCGCCATCCTCAAGGCGCGCGGCACCAAGTACAAGCGTTGGCACTACGACCAAGCCAAGGCCGACCACGCCGTGCGGTTCATCGAGGCGTTCTGCTGCCAGACGTCGGGCAAGATTGGCGAGAAGCTCAAGCTGCAACCGTTCCAGCTGTTCATCCTCTCCGCAGTCTTCGGATGGGTGGACGATGACGGCAACCGCGAGTTCCAAGAGGTTCTCATCATCTTGGGCCGCAAGAACGGCAAGTCCACCTTGTGTGCCGCCATCGCGCAGTACCTCATGGTGGCTGACGGCGAGTACGGCCCGCAGATTTACACGATGGCGTGCACTGACTCTCAGGCGGCTCTGTGCTTCGGCGCGTGCAAGAAGATGATGAAGCAGTCGCCGGCGCTCAAGCGGCGGGAGCGGACGGGCACGGTTCCCGAGCGTAGGCGGCAGGGCATCCTGCACGAGTCCAACGACGGGTTCATTACCACGTTGACCATGAACACGGAGCTTGACGGCCTTGACGTGCACGGCGCCGTTTGCGACGAGATCGCCGCGTGGAAGACGGACGGCCCGTACAACGACGTGAAGCAGGGCATGTCGGCCCGCAAGCAGCCGCTGATGTTCGAGATCACGACGGCGGGCTTCGTCCGCAACTCCATCTACGACACGCAGTACGCATACGCGGCGCGGTGGCTCGACGGCGAGATAGAGGACGACCGCTTCATCCCATTCATCTGGGAGCTCGACCGCTCCGACGACTGGATGCACGACGAGGAGTGCTGGTACAAGGCCAACCCCGGACTCGGCACCATCAAGTCCCTCGACACCCTGCGCGGCTTCGTCCAGCGCGCCATCAACGAGCCGACCTTCCGACCGACCGTGCTCACCAAGGACTTCAACGTCCCGCAGAACAGCTCGACGGCATGGCTCACGTGGGAGGAGTCTGGCAGCGAAGAGCGCTTCGACTTCTGGGGCGCTGGCTTCCGCTACTGCGTCATCGGGTTCGACTACGCGCAGTCGGTCGACCTCGCGGCGGCGCAGGTTCTCTGCATGCGGCCAGAGCGCAACGAGGACGGCAGCGTGAGGCGCGACCCCGTCACTAAGGCGGCCATCTTCGACCCGCATATCTACGAGACGAGCATGTACTGGATGCCCGAGACCAAGTTCGACGCGCAGGAGACCAAGGGGGACAAGGCCGCGAAGGACCACGCGCCCTACAGGCTGTGGCGCGACCAGGGGCTTCTGAGGGTCGTGCCCGGCAACGTGGTGCCCGTGAGCGTGCTCTCGGAGTTCATCAACGAGCTGAGGGACGAGCACGGCCTGTACACCTTCGCCATAGGCTACGACCCGTGGCACATACTCGGCGGCGACCGCGAGCTCTTGGAGCAGATGGTCGGCAAGGAGCGCTGCGAGCAGGTCATCCAGGGCACCAAGACGCTCTCCGACCCGATGTACCGCATACGCGCGGACTACCAGCAGGGACGCTTCATAGACGACGCCCACCCCATCAACAGGTGGTGCCGCATGAACGTGATGGCGATATACGACTCCAACCTCAACATCCTGCCCGACAAGAAGGAGGGCAAGGGCGCCAACAAGATAGACGGCTTCATGGCCGAGCTTGACGGGTACATAGCTCTGCTGCGCCACGAGGACGAGTACAAGGCCATCCTCACCTGAGACGTTCCAGCAGGTCCACCAGCGTCTCTGCGCACTCGCTGCCGTCGCATGCCACGAGCGCCGCGTCGTTCCCCGTGAACGTGCACAACGCCCCCGGAAGTCCCGCCGCGTCTATGGCCCCTGCCACGAGCGACGCGGCTCCGGGGAGCGTGAGCACCACCACGAACGTGCCGCTGACAGAGCATCCGGCCATGAACTCCGACACCACGTGCTGGAGGTGGTCGTCGCCCGCGAGGACGTAGACGCCGCTCGCCAGCTTGCGCAGGCCGATTTCGGCCATGTCGCGCGATACCGTCGCCTGCGTGCAGTCGAACCCGAGGGATTGTAAGCTGAGTGTAAGCTCATCCTGCGTGCGTATCGAGCTCTTGCGGACTATGGACCGTATCGCGTCCTGTCTTTCGACCCTGCGCTTTGTCATTGGTTCTTCTCCTTGAACTGATTGACTACCAGCGGAAACGTGAAACACGACCGTTCAATGTTTTATCGGTTGTCGGCTGTTTTGTATATATTACCACAGCAAGGCTGACTATATGCAGAAAAATTACCCTCCAGAAGGTCAGTTCATATGAGTTCATACCCCAAAAAACGGTGTAACTCATAGTCCCACCTGCGGTTTGCATATTTTCTAGTTTTGACTTCGCTTTTTACGGGTGATTTACGCTGGCTACTCTTTCGTATTCTTTACACCAGCGGCGTGGTGACGCGTGAGCGCGCGCTCCGAGCGCTTGGGCGCGAGCGCGGCACCCGCTACGCCGCTGAGTGTAACGAAGAGGAACTGACTTTTTATTCAGGAACCGACACTTCACTAATTCAACATGAGTAACCGAACAATATGTTTGATAACGAACAAGGTGTTTGACAATTACAGGGCAAAGCGTTACATTTGTTTCAATGGGATTAGTACAGCCTCCACGAATGGGGGCTTTTTTCATGCCGTTCGGAGGTGGAACACTTGGCGAACGACGGACTCATCTCCAAGGTGCTCGGCAGATTCAGGAAGAAGTCTGAGGCGAAGGACGCCGCGACCACTTACTTCAAGACGCTGACCGAGTACAACCCCACCTTCAGGACGTGGCGCGGCGGAGTTTACGAGATGGAGCTCACTCGCGCGTGCATCCATGCATTCGCGAGCGCGTGCTCGAAGGGCGAGCCGCACATCACGGGCAACGGCAGGCCAGAACTGGTCAAGGCTTTCAGGAGCTGGCCCAACCCGTACATGACGTGGCCGCGTTTCTTGTACCGTCTCGCGACCATCTACGAGGTGGACTGCACGGCGTTCGTCATACCGACCTACGACGACCACGGCTTCACCAACGGCCTGTTCCCGCTGCGCCCCGAGACCACCGACCTCATCGACGTGGACGGCGAGATGTGGGTTCGGTTCACCCTGCGCACGGGCGAGCAGATGGCGTTCCCCGCCTCCGAGGTCTGCTGCATCAGCAAGTACCAGTACCTCAGCGACTACTTCGGCACGGCCAACAACCTGCAGGCCACGATGGACCTGCTCAACAAGCAGGTTCAGGCCGAGCACAACGCTGTGGAGCTGGGCGGCAAGATCAAGTTCATCGGCAAGATTGTCGGGCAGGTCGCGCCCGAGGACCAGAGGCGCAAGCGCGACGAGTTCTACGCGCGCAACTTCACCGACAACGACACCGTGCTCATGATGTACGACTCGACGTTCGCTGACATAACGCAGGTCAAGGCGTCAACGTACACCATCTCCACCGACGAGATGGAGCGCATCGACAAGCACGTGTTCGACTACTTCGGCTGCAACGAGGACATTCTACAGAACAAGGCCGACGAGGCGAAGTGGGACTCCTACTACGAGGGCAAGGTCGAGACGTTCTTCCTGCACCTGTCCGATGGCCTCACGCAGAGCTGCTTTTCGCGCAGGATGGTCACGCAGTCGGACGCGCCGAACCGCATCTGGTTCGGCTCTGACCGCCTGCAGTTCGTCAGCGCGGCAACCAAGCGAAACATCGTCCGCGACATGACGAGCTACGGAATCATGACGGTCAACGAGGGCCGCGCCATCCTCAACTTGCCGACGCTTCCGGGCATGGACGTGTTCATGGTGCGCGGCGAGTTCTTCCAGATGGACATGCAGGGCAGGGTGGTGTTCGCCTCTGGCGGGCGCGAGGGCCTGCCCGTGCCAGACCCCGTGGACGACCCAGACTTCGACCTCGGCGGCGACGACCAGATTTACCAGGACGCCGACGCCTACGGCGCGGTCGAGAAGACAGACGTATAAGGAGGCAGAGATGCCCGCCAAACCACACGAGCGGCAATATAGGTCGCTCCTGACGCCGCTCGCCCCCGTCTCCACGGGTGCCGAGAAGCGCTTCGATTCGGACTTCTACGTGGAGGGCTACGCCTCCACCTTCAACGACCCGTATTTCCTCTACACGTCGCTTTCGGGCTATGACGTGTACGAGGTAATCAGCCCCGATGGGTTCGCCGAGTGCGACATGTCGGACGTGATTTTCCAATTCGACCACAACGGGCGCGTGTATGCCCGCATGAGCAACAACACGCTCCTCGTGGAGCCGCAGCTGCACGGGCTGTTCATGGCTGCGGACCTTGGCAGCACCAGCTCGTCCAAGAGCATATACGAGGACATCGACGCTGGGCTCATCACCCGCATGTCGTGGGCGTTCGACCCTGATTGGGACTCCATCGAGTACGTGTACGACGAGGACGAACACAAGCTCACGTCCATCATCCATCGGGTCAAGCGTATCTACGACGTTTCCTGCGTCAGCCTTCCAGCTGACCCCAACACCGAGATTAGCGCGCGTTCCTGTTTTGACGGAGCGATCAAGAGGATTGAAGCGGAGCGACTTCAAAGCGCGTTGGAGGCAAAGAGGGCCATCGAGCTTAGACGTAAGCGCATGGAACTCCGAGCCAAGTCACTGTTGCTTCGATAGAAGGGGGTCCGCATGAATCTTGCAGACTTCACTCCCATGGGCGCCGTCGAGCTGCGCCGCATGGACGGCGAGGCCTACATGTCCCGCCGCGCGGAGGTGCTTGAGCTCTCCGCCAACCTGCCCGAGGACGCGACCGTCGAGCAGATGGAGTCCATCGACTCCGAGATGAACCTGTACAAGGCCG